TCTGCACTTGCGTCTTTGCTATCAAGTTAAAGAAGCAAGACTCCATGACATTGAAGAGTTTTGTACAAACCATCTAATCCAAACGTGGATAGATAAAGGCAAATATCACAAGGAACAATTCGAAGGTGTAAATCCCTCACGGAAATTGGTCCAGATGGTAGATAAACATCGATTTGGTGTGTCTGCTGGTCTTCAAATTCATTATGATATTCCAGAGGTTCTCCCTTCGGAGAATCGTGTTGGAATTCAGGCGTTATGCGAACCTCTGAAGGTCCGCACCATAACAACGCATCAACCTCTTGCCAGTGCTCTCAAGCCTGTGCAACAAGCGATGTTCAAGTCCCTTTTGGACTATCCATGTATGGTTGCCAATCATTCTAAGAATTTTGACTATGTAGATACGATGCACTTCATTCTCAAGAAGAAAGATGATGCTTACCTCCTTTCCGGCGATTACTCGTCGGCCACTGACGGCTTGCATTATGACATCAGTCAAGTCGCAATGCATCTATTGGCGAAAGCCTTTTCAGATGCTGGCCATCAAACCCTTAGTGATCTTATCCTTTGGGAAGGTGGTTCTCACTTAGTTGAGTATCCCAAAAGCTCCAAATTGTCCGAAACGTATCAAACGAATGGACAACTCATGGGCTCACTTCTATCATTTCCCATCCTGTGTATGGTTAATGCTTATACATACTGTAAAGCATCAGGTCAGAGCATCGAAAACGCTCAGGCCCTCATACACGGTGACGATATCGCATTTCATGACGATATGGAAACAATATTGAAGTGGAAAGCCACGGCTAACGCTGTTGGCTTGGAATTCTCAGTTGGTAAGAACTACTTTTTCAAGGATTCAGTTTCGCTTGATTCTCAGTTCTTTTTCTTGAACAGAGAAACTATGACCTTTTGGCGAGCTCCAACACCAAAGTTCGGTTCTCTTGAACCAAACGCAGATGTGAGCTCACTTCGTCAAGCTCTTGAAGCTGGTACGAAGGTACGCGCCATTCGGCGTCATGTCAATAGTCTCAAGCTAGACCCTAGATCACTTGATGTCCCAACCGATTTCGGTGGACTTGGTGAAAAGTGGAGAAGGAAAGGAAAGCAGATCTCATTCAATGATAAAATCTGTTACCTCGCACTACTGCAGACTCGTTCCCGGATTACAAAGTTGAAGTCCGAGGATGATGGGTATTGTGTTGTGGAATCGTCTGAAAAGATATATTCGACATACAAACGTACCATGGATGCTGTAAACAAGTTCAGTGACCTCAAATCCGAAAGGATATCGTTGCTTGAACAGAAGCTTCCGTGGCGCTCTCGAATGGACAAATCCATCAAGAGGCCCGTAAACCTTGCAAAACAATTAGAGGTGATAGCACGATCAAAGGATGAACAAAACTTCTATGAGAAGAAGTCGTTTCCATTCCGCGTCTATCGCAAACTTTTGAAAGATGCTCAGGACTCAGACCGTATTAACACGAAAGTGCGTAATATGGACCTCTCAGAACAGTTGTCTCTCGACACGTTCAAAGAGAAAGTCTGTTTCCGAGTCCCTCAACAGCATTATGGGG